TTAGATTATGAAGAATCCAAGAGGAAAGAATCAGTTTATACTGGTTATACTTTAAACACTTGGGGTACAGTTAATCCTACAACTTGGACTACTATATCAAATAATATTGGCAACCCATCCTTTACTATTAATGTTGATGCCATGCCAATTACTATTGTATCTAAAAAGAAACCCAACTTTATATTGAAATTTATCTATAAGTCTATGGGTATGAAATGGAAAAGTGAATGATTATATTCAAAAAAATTATTTATCAGAACTTCCTGTCAACAGGTAACGCAGCAAATACAGTATTACTAAACAAATCACATAGCACTCTCGTTGTTGGTAAAAATGGAGAGGGTAAGTCCACCATGTTGGACGCATTGTGCTATGTGTTGTTTGGTAAACCATTTCGTAACATCAACAAGAATCAGTTGGTGAATAGTATCAATGGTAAGAAGTGTTTGGTTGAGATTGAGTTCACTGTTGATAACAAAGAGTATAAAGTAATTCGTGGTATCAAACCAAACGTATTCGAGATTTGGCAGAATGGTATCATGCTCAATCAAGATGCTGCCGCAAAAGATTATCAGAAAGCACTTGAGCAACAGATCCTAAGATTAAATTATAAAACATTTACACAAGTTGTTATTCTTGGTAGTGCATCATTCGTACCATTCATGCAACTACCATCTGGACAACGAAGAGAAGTCATTGAAGACATTCTCGACATTAAGATTTTCTCTACGATGAATCAGTTGCTTAAAGAAAAGGCACAAGCAACTAAAGATGAAATCATTCGTATTGAAGACGCAATCGCATTAGCAAGGGAGAAAGTGCATGCCCAGAAAAAACTTATCGAGACGATTCAGTCTGCGAAAACTGACAACATTGAAAAGTTGGAAGAAAAGATTAAACAAACTCTTGACGAGATTGCCACAGAACAAACAAGAGTCTCCGTTCTGGAAAATGAAATTAAAAAACTTGTGGAAGCAACATCCGATGACGGTAACACCCAAGAAGACATCCGCAAAGCAAACAATGCCATTGCCAAAATCGAATCACGCATTTCATCGCTGCAAGAGCATGTTGATTTCTTACAGGGACATACCACCTGTCCCACGTGCGAGCAAGGAATCGAAGATTCACACAAACAGAAGACAATTCAAACTGCTGAGAAGTCCATTGCTACGCATGATGGTGAGAAAGACACGTTAAAGAATGCATTAGAAAAACTGCAGACTAG